CAAATTATTTGTATTTTTGTGGTAAATAGCGTAAAAAAAATGAGAGGCAGACCAAAATTACCGACCGAATTAAAAAAATTAAAAGGCACAGAGGACAAACGCTGGTTAGTCGAGAATGAAATGAAGGTGCTACCTATGGACGAGTTACCACCAGCGCCAGAGGGTTTTAGTCACGAATCTATAAAAATCTGGGACACGGTTTGCCGCGAACTTAAACGCAATGGTTTGCTGGCTAGTTGTGACTTAGAACTGCTGCACGGCTACTGTGAACTTTTAACGCATTACCAAAACGCTTGCACTAAGTTAAAAAAAGAAGGCACAGTTATTTTAAGCAGGCATGGTGACAAAATAATTAACCCGTGGTTTCAAGTACAGAGCCAAGCGCTTAAGCAAGCAACCCAGTTAGGCCAACTGTTTGGAATTACGCCAAGCGCTCGCAGCAGAATTAGCGCAGCGGTTACAAAGCCAGTAAGTAAATTAGACTCACTTAAAAAACCAAAGACAGCATGAGCCCAAAAGTTCAGAATATAGACTGCTTGGAATTTATGAAACAATTTCCAGACAATTATTTTGAGTTGGCTATTGTGGACCCGCCTTATGGGATTGGTAGGGATGGTAGTATAAAATCAACTTCAAAGCATGGAGGTAGAAAAGCACACACATTTAAAGGTTGGGACAATTCAATACCTGACATTGATTATTTTAATGAATTATTTAGAGTTTCACAAAATCAAATTATATGGGGTGCGAATTATTTTACTGAATACTTACCAAGTTCAATGGGCTGGGTATTTTGGGATAAAGGCCAAAGGATTTGTAATTCAGATGGCGAACTTGCTTTTACTTCTTTTCAAAAAGCATTGAGAGTTGTAACTATGAATAGAGTTCAATTACAAGTAGAAGGCCAAACTTTTCACCCAACACAGAAGCCAATAAAACTTTACCGCTGGTTATTACAGAATTACGCAAAGCAAGGCGACAAAATACTTGACACCCATTTAGGCAGTGGCAGTTCACGAATTGCGGCGGACATGGAGGGCTTTGACTTTTACGCGTGCGAATTAGACGCGGACTATTTTACTGCTAGTTGCAAAAGGTTTGACGATTACAAAAAACAAATTAAACTATTATGAAAAAGACTATAACAAAGTCCGTACATACCAAAGCGTTTGAAACGGCGACTATTAAAATGGAAGCGCCAGCGTTTTACACTATTTGCGCAGTAGGCCAAAGCTACACAGTAGAGCGCAACGGTGCACCATGTGACAAACAAGGAAAAGAAGCCGAAACAATTAACGAGGTATTTTTTTACCGCAATGCACAAATAGCGCAAGAGGTTGCAGACTATTTTAACAAGTGCAAAAAGTAAAGCAATATATTGACTCCGTTAAGTCTGGCAAAGTTCAAACCTGCCAGCATGTGCTCAACGCAGTTAAGCGTTACGAAAAAGACTTAGCGTCTGGCACTTGGAATTTTAGCGAAGAGTTGGCCGAGCATGCGGTTAACTTTATAGAGAACCTAGTGCACACGACTGGCGACTATGCAGGCAAAAACTTTACGCTAGAACCTTGGCAGGCGTTTATTGTTTATAACCTGTTTGGGTTTTTAAACGAGGATGGCAGTAGGCGCTTTACGCGTGCCTATATAGAAGTCCCACGAAAAAACGGCAAGTCTACTTTTTCTAGTGCAGTAATGCTTTACGGCTTAATTGCTGACGACGAGCCAGCAGCGCAGATTTACAGCGCGGCGACCAAGTTGGACCAAGCCATGATGGTTTTTGGGGAGAGCGTCCGCGTGTGTCAGAACTTGCCTTGGTTAAACGAAGAGTTAACTGTTAACAACTCTGTTAATAACCGCCGCATTGTTTACGGCCAAAGTTTATATAAGCCCCTAGAGTGGAACCCAAACAAGCAGGACGGACTTAACACACACTTCGCCTGCATTGACGAATACCACGCGCACCCCAATGACGAGCTTTATAATGTTATTCGCAACTCCATGGGGGCAAGGAGGCAGCCTCTTCTTTTCACAATTACCACGGCAGGATTTAACCGAGAAGCGCCATGCTATAAGCACCGCCAGTACTGCGCCAATGTTTTAAACGGCGCTATAAAGGACGAGGCGCTATTCTCAGTTATTTACACTTTGGACGAGGGCGACGACTGGACAGACCCAGCCGTATGGGCTAAGGCTAACCCTAACTGGGGCGTAAGCGTTTACCCAAGACAATTAGAGCAGGCACTAACCGAGGCTAAAGAATTTGTGCACAAAGAAGTTGAGTTTAAAACAAAGTTGTTAAATGTTTGGACAGACACGGCCCAGACTTGGATTAGTGACAGCATGTGGAAAGCATGCGACGGCGACGACGAACTAGAGGGCGAGGTTTGCTATGGTGGCTTAGACTTGGCAAGCACTGGCGACTTTTGCGCATTCTCTTTATACTTTCCTAGCCTGCACGCCGTGCGCACTTGGTACTGGCTACCTAGTGAGACTGCGTTTAAGCGTAAGGACGCTGCTGGGGCTTCTATACGCCAATGGGCCACCGATGGCTTTATAGAATTAACCGAGGGCAATGTTACAGACTATGCTTTTATTAAGTCGCGCGTTATTCAATTAGCGCAGCAATACGACATTAAGGACATAGCCTTCGACCGCTTTAACGCAAGCCAGTTGGTAATTGAACTACAAAATGAAGGGCTGCAAATGTTTCCTTTTGGACAGGGGTTTGTGTCAATGAGCGCACCGACTAAAGAACTAGAACGACTTGTTAAAGACAAAATGCTAAGACATGCTGGCAACCCAGTTACGCGCTGGATGATGTCTAACATATTGCTCACACAAGACCCAGCAGGCAATATAAAAATAAACAAGGCCAAGAGCGGCGACAAAGTCGACGGGCCAGTAAGTATAGTAATGGCTCTAGGCACTTGCATGCAGGACGCCGCCAAGGAGCAAACAACAGATTTTTGGTTTGTAAGCTTATGAAATTTTTAGACGACTACATGCAGGAGTATTACAACAACCTGCCAAAGTATAGGACATACGAAGACGCCTATAACGCAACCGAGCAAAAATACTTTGGTAAATTTGGCGTAAAGCGTTACAAGTCTTACGATGTTTTTAGGGCCGCCTTAAGCCGCTGGCTAGCACAAGGCCGAAACAAATGTTAACACAACTATTTTAACACGGTTGTAATTTGCGCCCAATGAATCTAAAATTTTGGCAGCCACGAAAGGAAAAGCGTACAAGTTTGTCGCAGCCTGCCGACTGGTTTATTAATACCCTTAACAACGTTTTCGGCTACCAAACCAGAAGCGGGCAAGCCGTTAATGACAGAACCGCGCTCTCTATTGCCAGCGTTCACGCTTGCGTTAGAGTTATTGCGGACGGTATAGCGGGCTTGTCTCTTAAACTTTATAAGGACGACGGAACCAGTCGCGAGCAAGTTGTAATCCATTACGCTACTGCGCTGGTTAACGAGCCAAACGCCTACCAAACTAAATACGACTTTACTAAGTACATGGTTAGCCACTTGGCGCTAAAGGGCAACGCTTACGCTTTTATTAATCGCGATGTGCGTTTTTTGGGTGTAGAGTTGCATCCCATTGCCCCAGACTATGTAACCCCAGTAATGCAGGACGGGCAACTATTTTATAAAATTAATTTAAAAGGCTTTCCAAACATAGTGCCAGCCAGTGACATGCTGCACTTTAAAGGGCTTTGTGGTGATGACCCGCTAGTCGGCTTGTCGCCTATTGTTGTGCATGCTGAAACCTTGGGTATTGACTTGGCAGCCATTAGCCAAAGCGCTGGCGTTTATAAAAACGGAGTGCTTAAGTTTTTGCTTACCAGTGACGCGCAAATAAAGCCAGAGCAGGCTGTGCCTTTAAAGAAGTCGCTAGACGATGTAATAGACGGGGCTAGCCGCTCTACTGTTTTGCCGAATGGTATTAAAATGGAAAAGCTCAGCCTTAGCCCTGAGGAGGCCCAATACCTAGAAACTCGAAAGTTTAGTGCTGAGGAAATAGCCCGTATTTTTGGGGTGCCCGCCTCAATGATTGGGGCAAAGGATGGCATTAAGTCTAGCGTAGAGCAAGAGTACCAAGACTTTTACGCTCGCACTTTGGCGAGTTATGCGATTAACATAGAGCAGGAACTGGCGCGCAAGTTGTTAACGGAGACAGACAAATTAACTTATTATTTTAAGTTTAACTTTAACTCCTTGCTGAGAGCCAGCGCCAACGAGCGAGCAGACTACTATAATAAGGGCATCCGCGGCGGCTGGCTTTCGCGTAACGAGGCGCGTATGTTTGAGGACGCTAACGGCTTTACTGGAGGCGACGAGTATTTAATTGAAAGTAATTTAATGCCGTCGTCCAAAATTGACGAATACATGGACGCCAAAATTGCGCAGCTGATGAGCACAGCAGACAAAAACAATAACCCAGAAGGGGTAAATAATAACGAAGTAATTTAAACATGAAACAGGAAAAGCGCATATTTACGGGCACCGTAATTGCCAGAGCAGAAGGCGGGGCCATGCCTACCGAAATTGGAGGCATTGCGGCCGTTATTAATTCAGTTACCGACTTGGGTTATTTCGAGGAGGTTATAGAACGCGGTGCCTTTGACTACGCATTAAGCAAAGACTATGACATTCGCTGCCTGTTTAATCATGAGGCCGAGTTAATTCTAGGCCGCACTAAAGCAGACACCTGCAAAGTGTTTGTAAACGCAGACGGAAACCTTGAGTATACTTGGGTCCCCGACTACGAGAACCCTACTCATGTTAGTGTTGTGCGGTCAATTATGCGCGGCGACATTACCCAGAGCAGTTTTGCTTTTACAATTAAGGAGCAGAAGTGGAGCGAATCCACTAAATACGGAACTATGGGCAAGCGCACCATTATGGTTATTGAGGACCTTTACGATGTAAGCCCAGTAACTTACCCCGCATATGCAGAAACAGAGGCAGACGCTCGCAGCATTGCGGCTATGCGTGACGAAGAGCAGCAACTAGAAGAGGCAAAAAGAAGTCAAGCCGCTGCCGACATTTTAAAACTAGCGCTATTGCGTTACGAAAATTTATAAAACAAAAAACAAAAACCATGAATAAAATTAAAGCATTAAAAGAAGAGCGTGGACGCTTGCTCGGCGAGTTGTCTACCTTGCAAACAACCATTGAAAAGGAAGCCCGCTCAATGGCTGACAGTGAAACCAACCGCTTGGCTGAAATTGAGGCTCGTTTGAGCGCTATTAAAGCCGAAGTTGAAACCTTGGAAAAGTTGCAAAACTTGGCAGCACAAGCCGCTGGCCATGTTGCTAGCCGCAGCGAGGAAAAAGAAAAGGAAAACATGAAGGAGCAGTACAGCTTTAAGCGTGCCATGGAAATGGCTATTACTGGCCGTCGCGATGGTGTAGAAGCCGAGTTTAACTCTATGGCTGCTGCTGAGTTTCAGCGCTCTGGTGTTTCTGTTTCTGCTCACTCTATGAAAGTGCCTAGCGAAGTTTTCAAGCGTGACATGTCAGTAACTGGCGGAACTTCTGGAAGCGAAGGTGGTGTGAACGTTCAAACAAACGTTGGCTCTATCATCGATGTGTTGTTGCCTAAGACTGTTTTGCGCGGTTTGGGTGTGCAGCAGTTGTCTGGCTTGGTTGGTAACTTGGACATGCCTACTGCTAGCACTGTGCCTTCTGCTGGTTGGAATACTGAGAACGGAAGCGCTACCGAAAAGAGCCCTGCCTTCTCTAAAATCACATTTAGCCCTAAGCGTTTGGCTGCTTACATTCAAGTTTCTAATCAGTTAATGCTTCAGTCTTCAAACAGCATCGACGCTTATGTTCGTAACTGGCTCTTGAATGCTATGGCTCAGTCTTTGGAAACTGCTGCTATTAAGGGCGGCGGTTCTAACGAGCCTACTGGTATTATTGCCAATGCTTCTGTAAATGTTACCTACGCTGGTGGCGCTACTTCAAACGCAACCAATGCTAACGGTATTGCTCCAGTTTGGGCTGACGTTGTAAACTTGATGAAGGCCGTAGAAAACGCTAACGGCGAAGGTGTTGCTTACTTGACTAACCCTAAAGTTAAAGCCGCTTTGCAAACTATTCCTCGCCAGTCTTCTGGTGTAGAGGGTAATTTCATTTGGCCTGCTGGTGGAATGGACTTGAACGGCTACCCAGTTGCTACCTCTACTTTGGTACCTTCTAACTTGAGCAAAGGTTCTAGCAGCACTTTGTCTGCTATGATTTTTGGAGATTTCTCTAAAATGGCTATTGCTTCTTGGGGCGGTATGGAGTTGACAGTTGACCCTTATAGCGGTGCTACTGCTGGCTTGACTAATGTAGTTCTTAACGCGTACTTGGATTGCAACTTGTTGCAGCCTACTGCCTTCGCGGTTTGTAAGGACATTGTAGCCTAATAATTTGCCTGCTTGGAGGCGTTAAAGTCCAAGTGCCTAGGGTGCTCTTGAGTGCAGCGCCCTAGGGCCAATATGAAAATTAAGTTTGTTGCAAACCCAACAGGACAATTTAACCTTAGCTACAATGCTGGCGATGAGGTAATAATGGAAACTAAGCAAGCCATGCTTTTAATAGAGGCAGGCTATGCCGTAGAAATTCCAGCACTTACCTCTAGTGCTAAACCAACCAAAAAGGTAAAACCAATAAACCCAGAAATCGAACTAGACGCCGAGTAATATGTTTGTCTCACGCCATTACACCGCATACGCTAACGCCGCTACTGACTATGTAAGTCTTAACGAGGCTAAGCAGCATTTACGCGTTACTAGTAGCGCGGACGACTCTTATATAAGCGGTTTAATTTCTATGGCTGTGGAGGCTTGCAGTAATTACCTTGGCTTCTCAGTTAGAAAAGCGACGGCGCGCTATGGCTTTGACGGCTTTACAGGGCAGCCAGCGCTCGTTAACCCGCTTAATGGTACCAATATACCTAGCGGCAATTACTTGCGTTTAAATACGCGCTGTTTGGCTGTGACAAATGTTTACTATATTAGTGACGCTAACGCCATTACCGCTTACGACCCAGCCGACTGGATTGCTAGCCCAGAACCTATGGGACTATATAGCCGTAACATTTTTATAGAGACTGCCCCAACGCTGGTAACAGACGACGGAATTAAGTACATTGTGGAAGTTACAGAAGGCTTTAACCCTGTTGGCACAACCAGCGTAGACCCAGACACTATTTGCCCAGCAACTGTAAAGCATGCTGCACTTTTGTTAATTGCTCAGTATTACGACAATAGGCAGGCTATTGTTACTGGTACTATCCAGAGTAGTATGGAGTTAGGATTTCACTATTTGTTGGACCCTTATAAAATCCAAGTATTAAGCTAATGAATGCTGGCTTAATGGACGTGCTCGTAAGTTTACAGAGTTACACCGAAACGGTGGACTCTAACACTGGCGAAAAGTTACAAACTTGGAGCGAGTACGCTACGGCATGGGCAAGGCGTCAAGAGGCAGAAAGTGGGCAAGAGAATGTAAACGCTGACAGGCGAGAGCATAAGCAATATGTTGTTTATACTATTCGCTATAATGGCGATGTAAGCGTAAAGCATAGAGTAGTTGAGGGAGGCATAGCCCACAACATTGTTAACATAGCCAACTTAGAGCGCAACCTATATTTGAAATTACAAACCGAAGTAACTTTATAATGGCTAAGACTACTAACATACAAGGCATGGGCGAAATTATAAACGCTTTAGAGTCTTTGGGCGTGGATGTCAAAAGCCAAAAGCTGCAAAAGGTTTTAAAGAAAAGCGCGAGCAAAATTATAAGCACGGCCAAAAGTATGGCACCTATTGACAGCGGAGACTTACGCGACTCTATTGGGTTTATTACTGACAAAGACAGCAGCAATTACGACAAAGCCTTAATAGGATTGCGTAAAGAATACTATAACAATTATTTGGGCGTCATGTTTGAATATGGCACAGCGGGCCGCATACAGTCTTCGACTGGGCGCTATACTGGCGTTATTGCTCCGAGGCCATTCATGAGACCAGCACTAGACAGAAACGCTAGCGCTGTAACTGACGAAGTAATAAAAGGCGTAGACGGAATACTGCGCGACTTAGCAAAAAAGAAAAATTTAATATATAAATAACCATGGCAACTACTGGACCAGTAAACGGCACGCTTATTAGCATCTATAAGGATGTAAGCGGCACACTAACTAAAATCGCAAACGCGACCTCGCACAGCATTGACTTTACTAAGGACATGATTGATGTAACTAACAAAGACAGCGCAGGTGCTAAGGAATTTATTGCGGGCGAGTATGGCTACACTTTGAGTGTAGAGGGAATTTTTGAAAACGAAGCAAGCGTAAGCGCAAGCGGTTTGTCTTTTAAAGACATTTTGACCGACTGCCTAGCAGGTACTTCTGTAACTGTTGTGTTTACTACAAATGTAACAGGAGACGACAAATGGACTGGCTCGGCTTTCTTTAGCGCTTTGTCTTTGACAGCTCCAAATAATGACAAGGCTACCTTTACAGGAACCTTGCAAGGAACTGGCGCTATTACCGCAGGTACTGTTTCATAATTTATTTAGTTTATATTTGTGCTATGAGCACAGAAATTAAAATCGGGGGTGCTAGTCACCCCCTTTTGTTTAACATGAATGCGCTGCGCAATGTAATGCAGTTAGCAGGCATGCAAACTTTTGCAGACTTAAGCATGGAAAAAGACATTGCTAAAAGCATGGACTTTGCTTTAAGTTGTGCATTTTATGGAATACTGGAAGGCTACGAAAGGAATGGCGAAAAGACACCGTTTAAAAGCGTAGAGGATTTAGGCGCTAGCATTAAACGCTTTACAGAATTGACGCCAGCGCTGGACGCGTTTACGCAAGCAGTTACTGACTTTTTTTCCAGCGACGAGCCAGAGGGAAAGTAAAAGCCAAGGGCGACAGCGCCCCGCTTACTTGGCAAAAAATAGAGCGTATAAGTTACGGCGAATTAAATTTAAGCGAGGCAGAGTTTTGGAAATGCACGCCACGCTTTTGGCGCTTAAAATTAGAAGGCTTAAGAGAGTCCCAGACTATGCAATATAGAAACGACTGGGAACTTATGCGTTGGGCTGTTGCCACCTCTATGGCGCCGCACCTAAAAAAACCAATAGAGCCGAAACGCTTGTTAACTTTTCCATGGGAGGAGAGCGACTATATTAGTATAGAGGACGCCATTAAACTATATTCGCATGTCTTCGACAAATTAACCCCAGACGCTAAAGCATGAGCAGCCCAATAAAAATAGCCTATAACATACTAAGTAATTACAGCGCGCTTACTGCTTTAGTAAGCACTCGAATTAACCCGCTTAGAATACCGCAAGAGAGTGCCTTTCCAGCCATAAGTTATAACCTCGTTAGCGTGGTGGCTAGCCCCACAAACACAAGCCACAGCCGTACAGACTTTGCACGAGTGCAGGTTAATAGTTTTGGAACGAGCTTTGCTAGCGCTACGGCTGTTGCCGAAAAGGTACGCGCTGCGTTTGAGGCCGCTACATACCCAGCAACTTTTAACGGAGTCTATTGCCAAGCCATAGAGTTTGACAGTGAGGTACAGTTAACGGACGACGAGGCGGGGTTTGCTGGTATTTACCAAGTGAGCCAAGACTTTATAATTAATTATATTCGGTAATGGCAAGGAGTTTAAATATAGTAATAGGCGCGGACATTGAAAAACTGCGCAAAGGTTTAGCAGACGCTGTAACTGCCATTCAGGAAAGCGGTGCTAAAATGTCTGCCGACACTGCTAAAAGTGCTAAGTCAATACAAGACAAACTAGCGGAAATAGCAACTAAAAACCCAACGGCTGGAACGGTTAGGCAGTTAACTAACTTAGCCATGCAAACGCGTGCGCTAGGCCCAGAGTTTGCTGGTATGGCTAGCCAAATTATTCGAGAGGCTGGTAGAATAAAAGACAGCATAGGCGACGCTCGCGCTGAGGTGAGTTACTTTGCTAGTGACACTCGCAGACTAGACGCCGTGCTAGGTGGAGTTAATGCTATTGCTGGGGCTTTTGGCGCAGTAGAAGGCGCGCTAGCAATTACTGGAGTACAGAGTGAGGACTTACAGAAAACTATGGTAAAGCTCCAAGGAGCAATAGCGTTAGTTAATGGAGTTACAGCAATACAGGCAGCATTACAACAAGAGAGCGCTGTGGCCCAAGGGGTGCTAGCAGCGGCTACACAATTACAAGCGTATGTAATGGGCCAAGCAACACTAGCAGCCCGCGCTTATTCTGCTGCGTTAATTGCAACGGGGGCAGGTGCTGTTATTGTGGCTATTGGCTTAGTAATTACTTTGTTTCAAAAGAGCGCTAAAGCAATAGACGAGGCAAAGGAAAGGCTAGCAGCATTAGAGCAACAGCAAGAGCGTGGGCTTACATTGGGCCAGCGCAGAATTAAAGCAGAAGAGCGCGCACTTGAGTTAGCAATAAGCCGAGCAAAAGCAGAAGGTAAGAGCGAGCAGGAAATTTACAACATAAAGAAAGCCAGTCTAGACAAGCAAAAAGCCATTTATACACAATATGGCAAGGAGGCTTTAGAGCGTTTGTATGCACAACGCCGCGAAGAAATGTACCTAGCAAATAAAGACGGCAAAAAAATTGCCGAAATTTCTGCTAAGTACACGCAACTAGAAGCCGACTTAAGGTATTCAATTAATGAGGAATACCAAGGCAAAGTAGAGCAATTAGAAATTGACAAAAACGAAAACATTGCCAACCAACGCAAACAAGGGCTAAAGGATTTAAAGAAAAATTTAGACGAAGAGGTAAGCGCCGAAGAATTAGCGGCGTTAAAAATTGCCTATATAAAAGGGCAAGGCATTACAACTAAAATAGAAAATAAAGAAAGGCAAGGTTTAAAGCCTTTTAACATTGCGCCAGTTGACCCGAAAGCGCCGAAACAATTAGAATATACTTTTAAGCAAATTGATTACGCCTTTTTAAACCAACTAGAAAAGCAACAGGAATACGAGGAAAGGTTTACTAGTGCCATGGAAGGAGTTAACCAAGCCTTCAATAGTTTGACAGCAGAGGGCTTAGAAAGTTTTGGGGATTTAATAGGCGGCGTCATGACTGGGCAAATAGACAGCGTCGACCAGTTCGGTAAAGCCATGCTGCAAAGTGTCGCTAAATTTATGCGGGCTTTTGGTAGCGCATTGGTTACAACAGCCACGGCCTCTAAAGCGTTTAAAGAGTTAATACTCAAAAACCCAATGGCGGCAGCTGCTGCGGGTGTTGCGCTTATTGCTGGCTCGGCAGTCATAACTGGCATGCTAAACAAAGGACCACAGCCCAAGGCTTTTGCAGAGGGCGGTATAGTTAGCGGCCCAACTTTAGGACTGGTTGGAGAATACCCCAACGCTAGAACAAACCCAGAAGTTATAGCGCCTTTGGACAAATTGCGCGGCATGTTAAAAACAAACGACTCTAGTGGTTACATTGCTAGCACTAGCATAAACGGCAGGGACTTGGCAATAGTTTTAGAACGGTATAATAAAGACAGCAAACGCGGCTAATGGCACGGAAGTATTACGGCTCCTTTTTGAGCATTGAAAATATAGAGTACAGGGTTGAACTCTGGGACGGGGCTACTGGCTCAAGTGCTAACAACTACGCTAGCCGTTATGCTAGCAGAGTAACAGCAGCAGGAGGCTACCAAGAGGGCGAGACTTGTTTACTTAATGCTTTGCTGGAATTAGAGGACGCCACAGAGTTAACGCTCGCAGGCAATGGCTTTACAGTTGAAAGGCAAGGAGAGGGCGACACTTATTACCAAAACTATGTAAGGCCCAGCCGTATTACAACGAGTTGGCTTATGCCTAGCGACACGGTGCGCAATGCATTTATAGCCATAGCAAACAGTGAAGAGAACCGCTACGCTATTATAGTTTATAGAGCAGAGGCGCTTTATTATGTTGGGCGAGTTATTGCGGACCAAGCCGACTATTTGCGCGAGAGCATTAACGGCGCTCCAGTGTTTGACTTGGTGGCTGTTGACTCTCTTAATTTGCTTGAGGGTTTTTATGTTAACCCCGACTGGTTTACAGACTCATTGGCTACTGGCTTAGACATTATACGCAAGTCGCTAGAATACTGTGGGCTGGACGACTACTGGACAGCATTGGGCGAGAGCACCTACTTGCGTGACGGTGTTACTATGTACGACACTGCGCAGGCTTCTTATAAAGGGCTTGTAAATACTAAATTTAATTTGCTGAGTTTTTACCAAAGCTTTGACCCATTTAGCGATGTGCAATTTATTGACACTACGGACCCATTTGAAGCAACTACTAACATAGACTTGCTAACATGCAAGCAGGCAATAGAGCAAATACTTAGTATTTATGGCAGCCGTATTACACTGGAAAGCGGAGCGTTTTGGATTTTACCAGACGACGCTTATAGTGCAGTTAATTTAACGACGCGTATTTATAACACAGCAGGCACCTACCAAAGCACAGGCACAACTTTACACGCGGTTAGCCTTGCTGCAAATGAGCGTCCGCAATGGCAAGCAAAGCCGACGCTAACCTACCAGCCACCAGTTAGGGCCATTGATGTAATAGAGCAAAGACAAAACGCAATTTTTGTATTACGCACCGAGCCCGATGTCAATAGTATAGAATTGTCCATAGTTGACAAAACAATAGCAGAAAGCAAACCCACACGGGTGCGCATGCTCTGCAAATGGTTTGACGATTCTTATGTAGCATTGAGCACAAGCAGCGCTAAAAAATACCAGCGTTATTTATTCTATTACCGCATTTATGTAGAAAACTCAGTGGGCACTATTTCACAATATAGCCCTATTACAAACTCTTATAATACCTTGGCATTGCCATTATACCAAACTCAAGAGTTAACCGTTACAAACACGCGCAACAGCTATAACACGCATGTTATGGATTTTGTCATGCCTCCAGTACCTAGCGGCTATACGCGTTTATTTGTTGACTATTACATTGAGGCGGAGCAAGGTATGTTTGTAGCGCCTAACAACTGGGCCAGCAGTAGTTCTAACCAAATTGCTTTTTGGGGAACTATTACAGCAGCACAGCCTTGGGGCACTATTGAAAACCCAGACTTTGCGCACACAACTAAGCAAACAATTAGCGTAACTGGGGCCAGCGGCAATAGCCAACTTATAGAATTAGAGCCAGCGTACTATGACGACGAAGGGCTTTACGGCTTTGGTTCTATTTATGTATATAACGGCAGCGCATGGGTATTAAGTTCTGACTGGTACAGCGGTTATGCTTCTGCTATTCATAGCGAACTAGGCACCATATTAGGCAAACGCATTGGCGGAATGTATAATAAATTTGTGCCAGTTGTGCAAGGTACTTGGCACGACGCTGGTACTTTGTCGGCTATTAAGTCTTTAAGTTTTGACTCGCTTAAGTGGTTATTTAACGGAGGTACCTTTTACCCGCGCTCGGAAAGTTGGCAATGCGAATGGCTTGGACTTGCGCCAGACTATACGCAAGCAACTGGCGGCGGTGGTGTTGACTGGAACCCTAGAAGCGGCGAGCGCATTATAACAAACCGCTTAAATTACCACGAGTTTGCAATAAGCAAGTTAAACACTGAAACTAGCGCAATACCAGACAGACTTGTAGAGCACCTAGTGAACTACGCAGACGGCGCGCCAACATCACAGCCTACGCTTAATACACGCTGGGAAGTCATGCTAAAATATGACGACAGCACCGAGGTGTTAGACTGGCATATACAAGAGCACAACGCTTCTGTAACTTATACAGCAGGCACTCACACAATAACAAACGGCTACGAGTTAATTCTGTGCGACTCTAGCGGGGGCACGGTTACAGTTAACTTGCCAGACGTCACCGAGAGTAAGGGTAAAAAATACTATTTTAAAAAAATAGCCTCTTCTCACACAGTTATAATAGCAGGCACTGGCCAAGACATTGACGGCTCACCTACTAAAGTATTAAATAGCAATTACGAAACTTGCACTATTATTTCTAATGGCGTGCAGTGGTGGCTCATTTAATTTGTTAACGCTTTAGCCTTAAGCCTTTGCTATATTGCGGGCATTATGGCACAAGCAAGCGCAGACATTATAGCGGGCTCACAGGGTTTTAAATACCACGCGGCCGCCACCGTTACCTCAGTTAGTTACGACGCAGTTGTACCTACCGAAGACACAGTTTTTACCTCGTTTACCGTAACCCAAGAGAACGGCACGGCTACCAATGTATTAAGCGCACGCGGAATGAGCGGCGTTACTTTCCAGCAGGGTGCATATTTGCCAGCGGGTAAGGGTAATAAAATTACTGGTTTTGTAATTAGCACAGGTTCTGTAATCGGTTACTAAAATGCTAGTAAGTACTTCACTCGGAATTGGCACGCGGGTGACTTCCAACTACAAAGGTCAGGGCTGGGCTCTGGTTAAGTTGTATAAGTCTCGCGTTACTGCTGACGGCGGTTATTACGAAGGCATTGGTTGCCTACTTAGAAAACTTAACAACTTATAAAAATGAGCGACTTATTAAATAGCGCCAGTCTGGTAGTTATACCCTCTGGCTACAAAGAAGACACCGTTTACAGCGTAGTTCCGTCTGACGGCAGTGGCGATTTGGCATTCACCCGTGCATCCAACGGAACACGCATCAATAGCGCGGGATTGGTTGAGGTTTGCCCGTGGAATTTTATGCAACAATCAAACGCATTTTCTACAAGTCCTTGGGCAAAATCAAACACAACTTTAACAAGTGGTCAAAGCGACCCGAACGGAGGCACAAGCGCTTGGAAGGTTGAATTTGCGGGTGGTGGGAATGCGTATTTAGGTCAATTTGCAATTGGTCAAATCGGAGTTGTTACAATTAGCGCATATTTTAGGGCGGATTCAACAACAACAATAGGTTTTAATGATGGCAGTGCATATGCAAATAGCATAACAATCGGAACAACTTGGCAACGCTATGAATTTAGTTACACGGTGTCGGGGGTTCAATGCAATATGCAGATTGACAATTATTTTGGAGTTAGTCCAAGCGGTCAAGCAAAGACATTTTATATTTACGGCGCACAACTCAACATCGGCTCAACCGCCAAACCCTATTTCCCCACTACCGACCGATTAAATGTTCCACGCCTAACCTACCAAAATGGCGGGGGCGGGTGTCCGAGTTTGTTGTTGGAGAAGCAGAGTACGAATATTGTAAAATACAGCGAGCAACTTGACAACACGGGTCAATGGAATACTTTTACAAGTGGAACGGGAAGCGTTACAATTACGGCAAATTATGCAACATCGCCCGACGGAACACAAAACGCCGACCGCTTGCAATTAATTGGTGGTAGCGGTTATGCGTTTTTGGGAGCAGATGTCACAGTAACAAACGGCGCAACTTATACATATTCAGTATGGCTTAAAGCATTAAGCGGAACGCCAAATGTCGCGGTAATTTATGACGGTTCAACAGTTCAAAACGCAACACTTACAAGTGAGTGGGTGCGTTATACTTTTAACTTTGTAGGAACGGGCGGGGTTACTTATCCTCGCGTAGGTGTTTGGCAAGCGAATTGGGGAACTTCATTAAACGCGGATGTATTGGCGTGGGGCGCACAACTCGAAGCGTCAAGTTACCCCACATCCTACATACCAACAACCTCATCAAGTGCCACAAGGGTGGCGGATGTATGCACAAAAACTGGAATTGGTGCTTTGATTGGTGGAACAAGTGGAACGGTATTTTTTGACATCAAAACAAACCCAACTTTAAGTTCAGCAAATTACAAGCAATTTTGTTATTATTTTACTTCGGGAGGCGCTCAAAGTTATATGTTTTTGGATGGGGCTAATAAAATTCAAACCAATAGTAATTGGGGAAGTTTATTTTATAACACAGCATTCCAACCAAATACACGCTACAAAGTGGCTTTGGTATATGCCCCAAATGATTTTGCTTTATATGTCAATGGTGTGAGTGTTGCAACGGCATCAAGTGGAACGCCTAACAATAATGTGGATTTACAAATTGGTCAATTTAATGGCTCTGAAAATTGCGAATTTGTATTTAATCAATACACACACTTTCCGTCAAGATTAACAAACGCAGAACTTGCATCCCTAACCACAATTTAACACAATGAAAAGTTTCAGAAAATTCGAGTTCACCCCAAGCGAATGGGCAACACTCCAAAAAGACATACAACAAACCACAACCACCCCAAGCGGGGAAACCGTGACAACTTGGAAAGATTGCGCAGTTGTTGAAATTGGGTTTATTTGTTTAGAGTGGGGAACGGAAGATGACAAACCCGTATGTACAAAGCAGTCGGAAAAATGGGCGGTCGATATTCTGTTTTATTCAGAACCACCCGCATCATTCGCCCCGTTTGAGGTTTTCCCAAAGCCGTGCGGTGTGCATACTTTTTCGGGGGATGACAGCCTTTATTTAAAAACTTTCTGCGCGAAGTACCCAGAGAGTGAATACTGCAAACTTCCAGAGCCACAAATTGAAAGCGTTAAATAATGAAACACTTCGAGAATGACACCACAGCGGCCATCGCCACAGCAGTTAGCGGCTCGTCTGCTGTTATACATTTCACTCAAACTTGGCAGCCAGTTGCTAGTTTTGCTCTGGCTCTTGTCGGTATTATTTCGGGCTTGTTTGCAATTCGTTACTACTCGAAAAAAATAGACTCTCTAGGCGATGGCAAAAGCGAAGACTAGCACAGCGGCAACCTTTGCGCCTAAGCCTAAAAAGAAACTAAGGCGGCACACAAAGCACATGAATAAGCACAAGTCATGCAAACCAACAAGAGGCCAAGGCTAAAGTTTAAAGGCTACTTTGAGCCGACACCTAAGCGCCTTAGAGTTTTAGGGGACAGCATAGCAGCTGCTTCTTTGTTTGTTGCTGGGTTAAACATTGAGCACCCTAAACTTATGCTGGCTTGCGGTATTGCTGGGGCAGTAGGCAAGTTTATTACTAACTTTTTTACCGATGAAGAAGAGTCTAATTGAAATAGCCCTAGAATGTCTAGCCGTCGTGCTGGTATGCTTGTTTGTTTATACTTTTATATTTGGCTTTAAAGACATTAAACAGCCAGAGCCTAAGTACATATATAGCGAAACTATTTTAAGGCGCACAGACACGCTTAAAATGCTTAAAACTAAATACAAAACTTTACGCGACACCGAACAAATTATAAATACCAAATATGAAACGCTTTATTTTAAGTATACTGGTGACACTAGCTGCGCTACCACAAGGCGCTTACTCGCAGTGCATAGACTCCTCGACTCTAGCGGCAAGTAATTACTATTTAATTAAAGGCGCTGAGGCTCGCGAGCAGTTAGCGCTATGCCGTGAATACCGTAAAATTGACAGCGCGGTTATTGCCGAGCAGGACGCCATCCAGTCTAAGTTATTGGACGAGTTGCAGAAGCGAGACAAATTAATAACGCGCTTTAAAAACCTTTGCAGTATTTTAGCGGCGGCTACTATTGTGGCACTCATTTTATGAAGACAAACAATGTTTATATAACACGCTTAAGGTTTCAAGAGACTAAGGCGCTGTTAATTAGTGACTGCCACTGGGACAACCCGCACTGCGACAGAAAACTTTTAGCCAACCATTTACAGCAAGCCGTTGACGGCGGGCACGACATTTTTATTAATGGGGATTTATTCTGCTTAATGCAAGGTAAATACGACGGGCGTAGAAATAAGTCGGACATACGGCCAGAGCATAACGGCACACGCTATTTAGACTTAGTTATACAAACGGCAGTAGAATGGTTTAAGCCTTACGCTAAGAACATTAAATTAATAGGGTATGGCAACCACGAGACTAGCATTTTAAGACACTGCGAAACCGACATAATAGAGCGCTTTGTTACTTTGCTTAACGCTGCTACTGGCGCTAGCATTCAAGTGGGCGGTTACGGCGGCTGGGTTATTTGGCAGTTTGCTGAATATACAGAAGTTAACCTAAGTTATAAAATGAAATATTACCACGGCAGCGGAGGCGGTGGCCCAGTTACTAAGGGGGCTATACAGTTTAACCGTATGGCGACTATGGTAGAAGGCGCGGACTGTGTCTGGATGGGGCACGTACACGAAAGCACCGAATTAACCTATACAGTAGAAAGGTTAGACAGACATAATCAAGTTCAACTAAAAGACATTTTGATGGTTAGAACTCCGAGTTATAAAGAGGAATATAACGAGGGGCAAGGTGGCTGGCATGTAGAACGCGGCGCACCTCCAAAGCCATTAGGCGGTAGGTGGTTAGTAATTACGCCGAGGCCCATATTAAAAAATGGAAATAGAGCCTACTCAGTAGAGGCTTACACCTATAAAACTAATTAATCATGTATACAATAGGACAGTTAAAAAGAACTATTGCGGCGCTGGGTTACAAATGGTTTGAGACTGGCGACTATAACCTAAACATTATAGGAATTAGAAACGCCACAACTGGCTTAAAAGTTACCAACTCATTCGACGACGAAATAATTATAGCCTATAAGGTTAAAGACAACTGGGAAATAAAAACCTATAAGTTAACAACCGACAACGGGGCAGGCACAGCCAGACTAAAGGAGGGCCAGTATTTAGGCGCGTATATGTTAGGCTTACACCAAGGTAAATATAAAGCCCTTAGACAATGTGGCCCAGTGGTTGTGTATAGAGACTTTAAAAATGACGGAATATATGCAGAAGACAGAACCGAGCGCGGTGTGTTTGGTATTAATATACATAAGGCAGGTGTTGACTCTATACGCGTGGACCGCTGGAGTGAGGGCTGCCAAGTATTTAAACGCACTCAAGACTTTAATAGGTTTATAGAACTCTGCGAAATTGCTGCTGAAAAGTGGGGTAATAAGTTTACCTACACGCTCATTAAGTCTAGCGACTTGCTGCCTTAATTGGTATTATAAAGCACAGAAGGTATTTATTTAGTCCTTTTTATAACCCTTTAAGCAATTCTAAAAGAGGCAGCAGAATGCCTTTACTGGTGTTACTGTCGCCGCCTCTTATGTCGTACTCTGTGCCTATGTACTTGCGACAAATAGCCTTAAGGGCGGGGGTGCTAATTAATATAAACACCCCGCTAACCTCAAAGCAGTAATAGTCTGCTTGCGTAATTGCTAGTCCAGACTTTTTATTTCGGCTCTCGTATTCTACAAACACGCGGCCAGTTTTGTGGGCAACCTTGTCGCTTTTAACTTCAATGCGTTTGCCTTGCAGCACCTCTGCTAGTTTCTTTTCGGCCATTTGGCCTACCACTAAGTCAAAAGCAAATGTGCTGTTAAACTCCATTTATTTTTTCAGTGCCTCATTAATTGCAGTAACGGCCCTAGGCTCTTCGTGCTGAATGTCTATAACCTCTTCTGTGGTGTGCATGCCCATAGTAATTTCTGGAGCATACAAACGGCCAAAAAAAGCAGCTGCACGGTAGCGCATCATTAACTCTGGCATTGTTTTCCACTTGCTGCCTGCTTTGTCTAGCCAGCCTTCTGCCTTTGCCATTTCCATAGTAACCAGCGGGCCCTCTAAAGTTTCGCCCGTGGCTTTTTCTTGACAAACCGCCTTGATACCTTTGGCTAAGTCGCCAACAAAGCGCAGGGCAGTGAACTTTCCAGAGCCATTTATAGCCGCTATAATAAACGAACTGCCCCAACTTGGGCGCCCGTGTATTATGTTTAAGTTTTGCATAACCATGAGCGGGCTAGCGCCTATTCGGTTTGCAATTTCCAAAGCCACCAAGGTATTAGCTACATTGTTTTTGTACTGTTGTGGCACTAGGTCGGAGGCGCTTAGTGCTTTCGCCTGTCTTTGCGCCTGCTCAAACGAAGAGAGCGGGGCGGCTTGTTGTGTTAGTTCTGTTTTATTTTCCATAGTTAAAAATGTTTAATTCCTGTACGCCGTCGCCATAGCCGTGCCAGTCGTTTGAATTTAGACAGGCGGTAAATGTTTCTATGTCTTTGCGGTATTGCTCACGGCCTCGCTCTATGTCTTCTGCTGTTAAATAATAGACAGCCACCAAGTGAGGCGGCGCTTTTTCAACTGCAATAAAAAAGAAGCCCTCGCATTCGGTCCCTCTGGATGCTTTAAAGCCGTCCATATAAAACGCCGTTTGCACATGGTAGCGGTATTTTACAACGCTGCGAGCAAAGCCTTTAGGGCTAGCGTCGTCAGTCGTTTTGATGTCAATTAAAAGCGAATTACTGGTCAGTCTGTCAAAAATACCACGGCAGGGCAGCCCGCTTATTTCGTCTGTCCAGTTTTCCATTATTTCACTGTCGCCAGCAAGCCCAAGCAAATAACTGGCAGCAGGGTGTTGGTAAATAGCGTGGTTAATGCCCTCTATTATTTCGTCCTGCTCTTTGGTTAATACTTTTAGACCTTCCGACTGTTGCAAAAAATTCTCCCATTTTTCTTTACCGTCCTTAGTCCGTCTGTCTAATGCTGGTGCAATGGTAAACCGCTTGCCAAACTCGGCAGGCTCTAAAATGCGGCAGTGTACTGCTTGGCCTAAAATAAGTGCTGGGCTTTCTGTCGCGTCGTCTATGCCGTCTATATACTTGCGTTTATAAAGTGCAGGCGCGCGGTTAATTAAGTCGAGTCTCGACTTGCTCAAGATGTGCTGTAATTTCATAAAACAAACATAGCCAATAAGTCCTATATTTGCAAATCGGCTTTGTGTCGGTGTTCTGTATTTCATAGGCGGAGCCCTCTATTTTAGGGGGCTCTTCTGTTTTCCACAATTTTTTTTTAATTTTTTTTACTTTTTTCTTGCGTATGTCAATAACTTGTGTTTTGTTTGCATACACATAATACAGACACTATGACACTAGACATTATTTACCTAATTATTGCCACGCCCGTTACCATTGCGGTAATGTACGGCTGGCACTGTTTAAAAAAGGCTTTGCGTAAGCCTAAAGTAGAAACCCCAGAGGCTACGCCCTACCAATTCGAGCGCGACGAGTTTCGCCCTGAGTTTGAGGAGTTTAGCAAAATGCTTTTAAAGCGCAGAATGTATAAAGGGGAGGCCGAGTTATGAATACGCCAATAGAAAACTTAATACTTGACCTAATAGCGCTAGAGGAAAATAACGACTTTGAAAGGCGACACGGGTTTGACAGAAGCGCTAGCCAAGCCCTGCGCATGGCAATTATTTTAGCAGAGCGACGACTACAAGAAGAGGCCGACACTATTGCAGAGGCTTATAATAGTGCTGGAGGTCCTTGCTGGGGTATGCACTACTTTACTGAGTTATTTAGAAACGGCGAGGACGCTAAAAAGTCCGATGTTGGTTTTGATTACAGAACACTAATAAAAAAACAATAAAGCCATGATTTATATATTTTACACCGCACTAACACTGGGCACAGCAATAGCACTGGGCACCATTTACAGCCAAGCGCTCACCATTGAGCGATTAAAACAGCTTTACAAAACAGAAAGCAGGGACTCTAACAAGTACCATTTAGAACTTTTAAAAGCGCGTGCAGAAATTCGCAGCCTTGAAGAAGTTAGAACATTGTGGGCCAACAAAGCGCACGAATTAAACGACGAAATACGCCAGCGTCACATGGAGCACGAAGGTGAAATAGAAATTTTAAAGGGCGCCATTTGGAAAGCCGAAGAGTTCCAGCGTCGAGTTAGAGAGCAAAAAAGAAATTACATGCGTAAAATTAGAGAGGCTAGAAAAAAATGAGTAACACAGAAATAGACTATATAATACTTTACGGCAAAGCAAGGCGTAAAATAAAAGCCCTAGAGTTGCAACTGGACAGAATTATAAACCGTCATAACCACGAAATACAGCAGTT